CACTAACAGATATAAAAAGATACATGGTGCAGTCAAACACTTTACACCTTTATGGGAAGGCAGGAAGTTTGTACCTGATTGGAAGAACTTTATGACACCCCACCCACAATGTTTTAGTGGGCATGATGACTTGAAGACACATGAGGTATTTCCTATACTAGCCTATAGAAGATTTTATATAGTTGACAAGCTTAGATTTGCTAGGTATAAATATACAGAGAAACCTAAGTGGCTAGAGGAGAAACAAATTGCCTAAGTTAGCACCAAGTAGGACAGGAGATGTAACTGAACTAGAAGTTGCTACTCATTTTTTGAAGCAAGGGTATGAAGTGTTTAGAAATATGGGTAGCACAGGACTAATAGATTTAGTTGTAGTATGTCCTAAGACTAAAGAAGTATTATTATATGATGTTAAAACTACTACTGAATATAAAGATAAAGATGGTGTTACTACTGTCTATGCTAATACATCTACAGATGAACAAAGAAAGTTAGGTGTAGAAATAGTAGCACTACATAATGGAAAAATTTATACAGACCCAATTAGAATAAAGGAGAGATTTAAAGATGAAAGTAAAACAGTTAATTAAAATAGCAGAAGCAGTAATTGGCAAACTACCTGCAGATATGTATGAGCTAGATGAAGTAGAGCATTACTCTATACACAGAGATGAACCTATAAATATTGCAGATATGGATTTAGTGTACTTAGTTAGAGCATTTAGGCATCAAGAACGTATGCTTAGAAGACAGGTAGGTGCAGATACATTATCTGAAACAGTATCCAAGTTAGCAAGAGAACGTGATATGTGGAAGGAGAAAGCATTAAACATGGTAGAAAAAGATACACATGAAAGAGTCAAGAATGCTCTAGCTGAAGTGAATAGTCAACCTACTGTTAAAGCTGAAGCATATGATATAGCATGGAAGGAAGTAGATAGGTCTAATGCAAGAGCAAATTATTGGAAAGGAGAATATGATAAAGCTACATCTAAGAAAGGTTGTAACTATGTATTCAGCGAGATACCTAACAACACAGAAGGTCAAGAGTTTGTTGACACTATGAAGAAGTATCTTAACAAAGAGTCATATAAGATGCGAGTACGTGGGCAACATATCAAAGAAGAACTCAAAGGCACAGGTGCTACCTATTGGGGTCAAGGTTTGAATGAGTCATCTCACATGAGAGTTTATGTGGATGTTAAATAATAAAGAAATAGGTTCTGCTTTAAGAGTATTGGCTAAGTTATATTATCATAAGCATGAAGAACTAAAGAGAGAAGCAGTATCAAAGAAAAAAGATGGTTGGTATTTTGAACAGTTAAAAACACATATTAACCTTATTAGAAACACAATTAATATGTTAGAAAAAATAAGAAAGAAAGGAGAATGATATGGTACAAGTATTTTATACAACATTTGCTTTGTCACTTGTATATTTAGTGTATGTTATATCAACTAATTTTGTTGTATAACTAATGCAAATATGGAGAACAAATCCTAATATGCTAGTTCCCTATTATCTTATGCACTCATATTTATATTATGTTATGAATGAACCTATCATTGAGGACATAGAATATGATGAGATATGTAGGGAACTAAAGGAGAAATGGGATAGTGTAGAACACTACCACAAACACTTAATAGATAAGCAATCATTAGGTGCAGGTACAGGCTATCAATTACAGTATAATAAACGTATTGAGTGTGCATCACTTGCATTACTCAACAAAAGTAAGGAGAAATAGGATGCCTAAATACGATAAAGAGGGTAATATAGAAAAGTGGTGTTGGTATGATATCTTTTGGGATGTCGAAAATAAAAAGTTTTTCCATCCTAGATGGTGGGTAAGACACTTAGTTGAACAGTCAGAGTCAGAAGAATGGGAACTACCTTGGTGTATTCAGAGTAGAATCTATTGGTTAGATGATTATTTAGATTGGAGAAAAACACCTAGAGGTGTAACTGTTACACACAAGAGACCATACAAAAAAAAGTATATTCTTAGAACAAGCTATGATGTAGAAGACTTTGATGCAGATGGAGCAGGGGATATATTTTATACTGATTATAATTACAGGGAGTTTCATACGTTGGAAAATATGCTTCAGGATTTAAAGAAAAATATTAGGTATGAAAATGAGATGAAACCTAAGCTAGATACAGTAGAAGAATTTTGTCAAGAGTTTGGGTTTGAAGTTTATGAAAGGTTATATTAATGCAACTCTCTAATCTAGTAGATAAGTATTATTTATCTAATGATTTCAATAGTTTAGTTGATAAAACTAAAGTTGATTATCAGTATTGTGCTAGGGTTTTGTTGGACACAAAAGTTGATGGCAAAACTTTGGCAACAATAAGGCTTACGAAAATGTCAGGTGCGATAGCACGCAGAGCATATGAAATATGGCTTGGGCGTGGCGTGTACTTGGCTAACGCTATTACATCAGTAGCACGTAAGGTTTATTCATATGGAATGGAGATGGGGTATGCTGAGAGCAACCCTTTCTCTACTTTTAAACGTAAATCTACACATGTTAGACGTACTGTGTGGACACAAGAACAAGTGATACAGTTTTTAGACGTAGCTTATAGTGATTTTAAGTACAGAAATGTAGGTTTGATAGTACAAATGGCATATGAATGGTGTCAACGTATAGGAGATATGCGATTATTGCAGTTCTCAAGCATAGATTTTGATAAAAGTGTGCTAAATTTGCAACAGTCCAAGAGAAGAAGTGTAGTACACCTACCAATTTCACTTGACTTATTGGAAATGCTGCTTCAGCAGAAGGAAGAATATGGTTTTCAACCCTATGTGACCCCACATTATAGACCTGTACGTGGAGAATATAAGCCTTACACGTTAGTAAGACTGTCAAAAGTGGGTAGAAGACTGATGGATATGGCTAATTTACCTAGTGAACTACGTCTGATGGACTTGAGAAGGACAGGTACAACAGAAATGGTGGAAGCAGGAGTGCCAATGGGTCAGATTATGTCTGTCACAGGTCATGCAAATCCACAGTCAGTTAAACCTTACATGAAAAATACGTATGAATCTGCAAATAATGCATTGACACTACGTAAAACTCATGGTATAAGCAAGTAAATGCCGACAAGGAAAGTGATATATAATGTATAATATAGATGAAATAATAAACAATTTAGATATACCTAATGGTATGACAAAAAGAATTAACTGTCCTGCTTGTAAAGGATACAAAACATTTACTGTAACAAACAACAAAGGTAAGATGATTTGGAATTGTTACAAAGCTACATGTGATACAAAAGGTGGACATAGAATACACCTATCTGTACAAGACATACGTGATGCTATCGCACCTGACGTGATGGACACAGAAGAAGTTGAGTTTAACTTGCCTGACTTTGTTGTACCACATGGAAATAGAGAAGAGGTCATTGACTTCTGCAAACTATGGAAGTTAGATGCAGATGAACTTGACCTACACTATGACGTTAAAGAGAAACGTGTTGTGTTTCTAATTAAAGATAAAGATAATATTGTGGATGCAGTAGGCAGGTCAATAGCGAATAGACTACCTAAGTGGAAACGATATGGAAAGAATAGCCTACCTTTTACACATGGAAGTGGTAAGGTAGCAGTAGTTGTTGAGGATTGTGTGAGTGCTTCAGTTGTAGGCAATGATGTATATGTTGGGTTAGCTGTGTTGGGTACGTCATTATCAGAAGCACATAAGAAGTATCTCTCACAGTTCTCAACAGCAATTATTGCACTAGACCCTGATGCATTGCCCAAAACACTAGCCTTTGCAAAAGAGTTAAGAGGATACGTAAACGATATCAGAGTTCTTAGATTGACAGATGATTTGAAATATCGTATGCCTATAGACATAGAAAATTTACAACAACTAACCCATCAACAATAGAAGGAGTAACCAACATGGAATTATCATTGATAAGAAGTTTAATGGACAGGTCATTTTATGATGACCACAGAGGTGCTAAATGTCCTGACAGATTATTTAGTAAAGATGTACGACAGATAAAGAGTGCCATAGATAAAGCTATGGATGTGTATGAGAGAACAGTAACACCTGATGAGATTGAAGCATTGTTCATGGCTAACAATCCATCTATGACTACTGCACAGAAGCAAGCATACTCAAGCTTGTTCAGTAAGATAAAGAAAGAGCAACCACTTGGTAGTGACATTGCACAAGAGGTGCTATCCAAGTTGTTTCAACAAGTTGTAGGCGAGGACATTGCTAACTTAGGTTTTGATTATGTGAATGGTGCTAAGTCTTCTCTTGAACCACTACGTAATATACTTGAGCATTACGGAGATGACTTTACACCTAACTTAAATATTGAGTGGGATGACATTGATTTAGATACACTACTAGCTAAGAATGATTTGGAAGCTAGATGGACATTCAATATACCTAGCCTTACACGTAAGGTAGAAGGTGTGAATGCAGGACACTTGATTGAGATAGGTGCTAGACCTAACACAGGTAAGACATCTTTCCATGCAAGTTTGATTGCTAGTCCAAATGGTTTTGCTCATCAAGGTGCTAACTGTATTATTCTGTGTAACGAAGAAGGCTATCACAGGGTAGGTGCAAGATACTTAACTGCATCGACAGGTATGGAGATGAGAGAGATAAAAGCTAACCCTGCTAAAGCACGTGACTTGTATGCACCTGTTAAAGATAGAATCAAGATTAAGGATGCGACAGGTAGAGACATGGCATGGGTAGAGAGTGTGTGTAAAGCATACAAACCTGATGTGGTACTCTTGGATATGGGAGATAAGTTTGCACGTACAGGTGGCTTTGCTAGGGCTGATGAAGCATTAAAAGCAAATGCAGTACATGCTAGACAAATAGCTAAACAACATGAGTGTGCAGTCTTTTATATGTCACAGTTGTCTGCTGAAGCTGAAGGTAAGGTTGTACTGAACCAAGCTATGATGGAAGGTTCACGTACAGGTAAAGCAGCTGAAGCTGACTTGATGATTCTGATTGCTAAGAACCCACAGGTAGAAGGGCAAGATGAAGAAGATACACAGAGACATTTAAATGTAGTTAAAAATAAGTTGACAGGTTGGCATGGTAGTGTACACTGTGAATTGAATTACAGAACAGCGAGGTACGAAGCATGAAGCTAACATTAGACGTAGAAAATACAGTAACACATAGAGATGGTAAGTTACACCTAGACCCATTCGAGAAAGATAACAAGCTAGTTATGGTTGGTTGTTTAACAGATAAAGGTCAGGAGTATTTATTCAGAGATAACTATGATGGTTTGCAAGAGTTACTGAATGAAGCTACTATTCTTATAGGTCACAATATCGTACACGATTTAATGTGGATATGGGAATGTGGATTCAAGTATGATGGTTCTGTGTTTGATACTATGCTAGGCGAGTATGTATTACAACGTGGACAGAAGCAACCACTATCTCTTGAAGCATGTGCAGAAAGATACAACTTGAATACTAAGAAACAAGATACTTTGAAAGAGTACTTCAAGAAAGGTCTTGGTGTAGATGAGATACCTGCTGATGAATTATCAGAGTATCTATCTGCTGACTTACATGCTACACAAGAGTTAAGTAATGAGATATATAAGAAGTTAAATACTGTAGAGTATAGTAGTTTAATGAGTACTGTTGTACTAACTAACCAAGTTGCAGTTACTTTAGCTAGAATATATCAGAGAGGTTTTACTGTGGATGTAAATGCTTTAGATACTGTGAGACAGGAGTTTGAAAAGGAAAGACAAGACTTGAGAGTATCCTTGAATGAGCAAGTAAGTAAACTCATGGGAGATATACGTATCAATCTTAACAGTCCTGAGCAATTGTCTTGGGTTATCTATAGTAGAAAGCCACATGATAAAGCTATGTGGGCAAATAACTTTGAGCCATATATGAATGACACAGAGTTTCGTAAAAACATTAAACAACAATCCAAAGTCCTTTACAAACAACGTGCCCACACTTGTGTTGAGTGTAATGGATGGGGAGAAATTAGAAAGGTAAAGAAAGATGGAACACCTTATGCAAACCCTACCAAATGTAAGACTTGTAGTGGGGATGGTCATACTTTTACTGATATTGTGGACAGTGTGGCAGGACTAAAGTTTAATGCACCTAATCCTAAGTGGATAAGTGCTAATGGATTTTCAACTAGCAAGACACAACTAGAAGTACTAGAAGGTGTAGCAAGACAACGTGGTATGAAAGAAGCTGAGAAGTTCTTACATGATGTACGTAGATTGAGTGCAGTTGAGACTTACTTATCATCATTCGTTGATGGTATTAATATGTATTTGAAACCTGATGGCAAGCTTCATGTGAGATTATTACAACACAGAACTGCGACAGGTAGATTTAGTGGTGCAGACCCTAACATGCAGAACATGCCTAGAGGTGGTACGTTTCCTGTGAAGAAGGTGTTTGTGTCACGTTGGGAAGGTGGCAAGATACTTGAAGCTGACTTTGCACAGTTAGAGTTTAGAGTGTCTGCCTATTTATCACAGGATGAGGTAGCTATAAATGAAGTCACTACTGGATTTGATGTTCACTCGTATACGTCTAAAGTTATTACAGATGCAGGTCAACCTACTACTCGCCAAGATGCGAAGGCACACACGTTTGCACCTTTATATGGAGCAACAGGATTTGGAAGAACTAAAGCAGAAGCTGAATACTACTCACACTTCACAGAGAAGTATAAAGGCATCAAGTCATGGCATACCAGATTGGCTAAAGAAGCTGTAAATACAGGTAAGATAAGAACACCATCAGGTAGAGAGTTTTCTTTTCCTGATGTGAAGAGAAGAAGGAATGGTAGTGTATCACACTTCACACAGATAAAGAACTATCCTGTGCAGTCATTCGCTACTGCTGATATAGTTCCATTAATTCTTCTTAAGATAGATGAGTTACTACAGACTATGCAAAGTTGTGTAGTTAATACTGTACACGATTCTATCGTGATTGACATTCATCCTGATGAGGAAACACAGGTACTAGATATTATAAAACTTGTGAACTCACAGATGAATGGATTGATTGAAAAGCATTTTGGTATAGAGTTTAATGTACCATTATTATTAGAAGCAAAAATAGGTAATAATTGGCTTGACACTAAAGACGTTAGCTGATATAACTATAGGACTTTGACAACTAAAGAGAAAGGAAAATACATATGACAAATGAAATAATAACCATCGATAAAGATAACTACTCTGCTATGGCTAAAGTTATGGGCATGTCAGGCGAGAGCACTTCTGAAAAGAAACAAGTGAGTACTCTTGCAAGACTAAGAATTAACCACACTCCTATCATGGGAGAAGAAGAGGTTAAGGGCAAGATGACCAAAGTAGAAGTAGTTGAAGGTGGCACATATAAACTTGAGATACCTGATGGACCTACTTACTTTGCTACATCAGCTAAGATAAGACCATACATGCAGAGATTCATGTATAAAAGATTCGTCATGGGCACAGGCGATAAACCTAATCGTTACATCAAGACTATCATGGGAGATAATCTCAATATAGACTTGAAGGATAATGATGGTAGTTTCAACTGTGGCAAACCATCAGGTTGGATTAAAGACTTCAAAGCATTACCTGAGAAGATGCAAGACTTAATCAGACAGATTAAAAGAGTTCGTGTAGTCTTTGGTACGATTGAGTTAGTTAATCCAACTGATGATGCAGGTAATCCTGTAGAAGTAGACTCACTACCTTTCATATGGGAAGTAGAGAATAGAGATGCATTCAAAACTGTTGGTGCAGTCTTCTCTCAACTAGCTAAGATGAAAAGGTTACCTGTACAGCATATCATTACTGCTAATACAGAAGAGAGAAAGTTACCTAATGGTAATAGCTTCTACTTACCTGTCACTTCTCTTGATGCTACAACTCAGTTAGAGTTAACTGATGCAGAGCAGACAAGGTTTGCTGACTTCGTAGCTTGGGTGCAGAATTACAATGAGTATATATTAAATGCTTGGAGTGAGAATGCAAACAGAGATATGAAAGATGAAGACATGTCTACAGTAGAAGACTTTGTTGACATTGATGCAGAAGAAGTAGCGTAATGAACCATCCTGCTGAACTCGCAGTACATCAGTACATGTCTGATGCTGTTAATGGTAAGTCTGTTATGTCTGAAGAAGTAATTCAACAGGTAGGCAATGACGTTATGGATGCCCTGCGAAAGCAGTTTGGTGGGGATAACAAAAGGGGTGACTTCACTTTACGTATGTCCAACTTAGGTAGACCTACTTGTCAGTTGTGGTTTGAGAAGAATAAACCTGAAGTTGCTTCAGCTAAACCAAATAACTTTATGATGAACATGATGTTAGGAGATATAGTTGAAGCAGTCTTCAAAGGTATACTCAAAAGTGCAGGTGTCAAGTATGAAGACCCTAAGACTGTATCGTTAGATGTAGGAGATACGAAGGTATCAGGCACGTATGACTTAGTTATAGATGATGCAGTTGATGATGTGAAATCAGCTTCTGCATGGTCATACGATAATAAGTTTGAGTCCTTTGAAACATTAAGTGATGGTGACCCCTTTGGTTATGTTAGTCAGTTAGTTGCTTATGCAAAAGCTGCCAAGAAAAAGATTGGTGGTTGGTGGGTAATCAACAAAGCTAATGGTGCATTTAAATATGTGTCAGCACAAAATGCTGATGCTGAAAAAGAAATGCAGAAGATTGAAGCAACAGTAAAAACAGTTAATGAGAATAAGTTTGAACGATGCTTTGAACCTGTAGATGAGATGTTTAGGGGAAAGCCTACAGGCAATAAGATACTAGGAACTAGTTGCAGTTTCTGTAACTACAAGTATTCTTGTTGGGAAAACTTGAAGGACTTACCTTCAGTAATGTCTAAGGCACAGTTCCCTAAAGTTGTGTCTTACGTAGAACTAAGAAAGGAGTATACAAATGAGCAAGTCAGTTGAAGACCTTAAGTCTGAGATAGATGAAATGGAAAAGCAATTAGCTGAAGCTAAGAAAGCATATCGTGAAATGCGTACAGCAGGTTTGCGTGATGCTATTGAAGCTAGGAAAGCAGCTGATGAAGCAGTAAAAGAAGAACTTAAAAACTTAGGTTATTCTAATACATATTCATATAGCAATCCATTTATATCTTGGCGAACATTTTAATGTCACCTCATGATGTTCGTAGACTAGCTATAAAACATGGGTATAGGAGTGGGTTGGAACATGCCCTCTCCTTATACTTAACAGAACACAAGCATAAGTATGGGTACGAGTCTCTAAAAATAGAGTGGGAAGATTTAACCTATCGTACATATACTCCTGACTTTATATTAAACAACGGAATTATAATAGAAACTAAGGGTAGATTCTTAGCAGCTGACAGACGTAAACACCTGTGTATAAAGAAGCAACACCCTAATCTTGATATACGTTTTGTGTTTACAAATAGTAGAAGTAAGTTAAGAAAAGGTGCTAAGTCAACTTATGCAGAATGGTGTATAAAATATGGCTTTAGATACTATGATAGAATCATTCCTGAAGAATGGTTGAAAGAAAAGGGTAAGAACAAACACCCTACCTTTATCAAATTTAAAGGTACAAAAATAAAAAGGAGATAAAGGATGACACGTAGAAGAAAAATATTAGCAAGAGATTTTATTATCAGAGTAAGACCTGATATAAATAGAAAGCACGAATGGAATGGTGCAGTTGATGTATCTATTATAACAGATAAAAATAATAAAATGCATGATGATGATTATTATCAAGTGTTACATCTGTGTAAGATGATGTGTGCAATAGTACCTTTAACAGAAAATGATTGTGACCTACGTGATGACATAAATGATTTTATTGAAAAGGTTGTTGACAAAGAATATCATGATATGATAAAACAAAAGAACAAACCAAAAGCTAACATAGTGGGTGTCAATGATAATGTTATACATATAACTATTGATTCTGACACTGAAGGCAATGCATAATGGAAAGGTATATGACGTATATGATTAGAAAATTAAAAGAAGCAGAACATCAAGAACAGGACATGGTTAATAGTCCTATCCATTACAACAAAGCAGGTATTGAAACCATCGATGCCTTAGAAGCTATGTTAGTGGATGGGTTTGACTATTACTTACAAGGTAACATAGTTAAGTACCTATGGAGATTTAGATACAAGAATGGTGTAGAGGATTTAAGAAAAGCACAGTGGTATCTGAATAAACTTATTGAGGTCTACGATGATAAGAGTTAAAGTATTTCTTACTCTTGAGATAGACCCTGAAGAGTACCCTATACCTGCTGATGAAAATGTAGGAATAGAAATAGAGGAAGGCATACAAGAATACTTCTATGATGTAGAAGGAACTAAGATTAAAAACATAAAAACAATAACGGAGTAATAAAATGATACAAAACTATTTACCAACAGACTATCAGAACTTCATAGCACTCTCTCGCTATGCAAGATGGAAAGACGATGAACAAAGAAGAGAGAATTGGGGAGAGACTGTAGACAGATACTTTGACTACATGACTAATCATCTTAAAAAGAATCATGGCTATGATATAACAAAAGCTTTGAAAGGAAAACTTACAGAGCAGATAATGAACTTAGGTGTCATGCCTAGCATGAGAGCCTTAATGACATCAGGACCTGCATTAGATAGATGTCATGTTGGTGGATATAACTGTAGTTACATACCTGTAGATAGTCCACGTTCATTTGATGAATGTATGTACAT